GGCAGGTGTATTAGAAGCACCAGAGCCATACAAACCGATATACCAAGTGGTAATCTGAGTCACGGAAGTCAGAGCAGTACCGGCCATGTAAGCCAGACCAGCGTTAACTACCAAGTTTTTAGACTCAGCAGACCATTTTAGGTTGCCGTCTTTGTCGTGGCACTCAACGTAGTAAACACCTGTAGCCGTGGCTTGTTCGCCCGATTTAGTGCCAGCAATAAGACCGCTAGAAATATGGTCAGTTACTTTAAGTTTCTCTGTGGTCATATTGACTCCTTAATTAGAAGAACGAATCAATGCTGCTGTTGCTGTGTTAGCAGGCATTGTGATGGTGAAATTGGTGGAGGTTTTGTCAGAGCCAAAGTCCAACACGGCAATAGATTTATTACCCTGAGTCACGTTGTAAATCAAAGCACAACGAGCTGTCACCGATGCGTTAAACACCACATCAGCAAAGTCAACATAGGCTGTGTACCCAGACGAGTTAATCGTAACGCCCGTTAAAACTACGCCACCGGCTACATAACCACCACCGGTAACTTCTGCGGCAGTCGTGTAAACGGTAGTTGCTTCGTTTAAATTTGCGTTGGCGGTGTACAGAGCGATGTACAAAACATCCGTAGATAGATCGTGAACGCCCGTGTACAACTCCTTCTTGAAGCTGGTCGTTTGGGTTTGTAAGATGTAACTCATGAAACAGCAACCCTAACTTGACCATCTCGGTACGCATCGGCTCTTTGTTTGCCGTCTGCGAGGTTTTTGTACAAAGCAATAGCTTGAACGTAGCGATCTTGCGCCAGTTTAACCATGTCGCCTTCGCCCTTCATGTAAACAAGCGCTTCGCAGATCGTGCCGTACAGCAACACAGAATCAAAGTTATCGCCCAGCCAAGTAGTGCCAGCAGTGACAATAGATTCTGGATAGTAGTAATAATGCAACTCTGCGTAATAGGCTGAACTTGGTGTCGGGCCAACAATGAACGTCAACTCATTCACATCGTCTGAGCGGGGGCCAAAGATGGCGTAGTGCTTAGGTTCAGATGCAAACGCAGACAAAGGATACGCTTCACGGATGAAGTTAACGTCTTTGTTTAGCAGATACAGATAGTCGCCTTGGAACACAACAGAGCCTGACACCGTGCCGCTGTTAGCAACAGTCAATGTAATGGTTGTACCAGCAATACTACGCACTTGAGCGTTAGTGCCAATGCCTGTACCCGTAACCTGCTGACCCGCCGCAATACCTGTAGTGCTTGCCACTACGATTGTTTTCTGACCAGATGTACCGGTAGCAGTTGTAGTGTTGTACGGGTATACGGACAGGCTATATACAGACAAAAAGTCTGATGGGCACTGAAGATATTTGTTGCCGGTGGTTAGTACGCCCGTCACATTCTTTCGCAAGTTAGCAGGTTGCGCAGTGTTGTATACCCTTTGCTCACATTGTCTAATGAAGATGTTCATATCAACTGTGGGAAATGAATTCTCACAGTAATCAGAAACCGCAACAACAAGTTCATCATAAGTCATGTTGCTTCCCTTTTTTGCTTTAGCAAGGGCAGTGCAAGTTTTTTGCAATACGCATAAAAAGTGGTGGTTGATAGCCCGTGTTTAGCACAAGCATCTGAAATTTTACCCCCAAGCAAACAGTCTGTGTGAATCAAATTTGTTTTTCGCTTGGTTTCTTCAGTTGCCGCAAAACGAAAATTTTTTAATGCTTGACTTAATTTACTTCTAGTTTCGTTAGATGGCGATACGCCTAACTGACGCGCCCGAGCTTTTTCCCGAAACTCTTGTGATTCAATACGCCCTTTACGGTGCGTGGATAATTTTTCTCGGTGTTCATCCGTTAGCACTTTGCCTTTGTGCAGTGCAGACATTTTTGCTTTAAATTCAGGCGTATGCGACCAACCACCGCGAACCAAAACCTCATGCGGAGTCCGCAATATGTTGTATGTCTGCAATGACATCAAACGAGTTTCGTATTCAATACGCTGCTTTTTTGGGCAAACCAGCAATAACTTAAAGTCAAATGATTTTTCACCGTATTTATCCCAAGCTTTTTGCAGGATAAAAGAATGGTGTTTTCCACGACGCAACGTACTCCGATGGGTTTGCCATCTGGATTTGTAATTGGTAGTGCTTCCAATATAACGGTGGCCATTCACCGTATTTTCTATTGAATACACATATCCTGCGTCGTTGGCAGTTGTCACGCCATCGGCCCCCGAGCCATAACACCTTTAGTAGCTGCACCTGTACCACGGATTTTAATGCCGCTGGTCTTTGCTGCTGGTTGAGGGCGACGAGAAACATTACCTACAGACATATTGACTGTAGATGCATCACTGTGATCTGGGCCACTACCGGGATTAGCAGAAGCTTTAACTGCTTTGCCGGACATGGTGTGTGGTTTAGCGTACACAGACGCATCACCAACTTCTTTACCCATCATTTTTTTGCTAAATGTAGCCATGATTAGCCTCGTTTCTGTGCGGCAATTTTTGCCAAGTTGCGACCCATAGACTTCATGTCAGCATTGGTTTTGCCTTTGCCCTTGCCTTTACCGCCCATCGTTTCTTTCTGAATAGGGCCGCTATTACCTAAGTTTTTACCTTCGGTTTTACCTTTTTTAGCGATGCCATCGGCTGATCGTGTATATGCCATGTTTAAACTCCTTAAGATATGCTAACTGTACCAACAAATGTCGTTGCCACCAAGTAGTTGGGGGTTAATCCTGCATCAAAATTACTAGCTCCGCCTACAGGCCCCCAACCCCATTGAATGTCTCGTGAACCACCAGACAAATTCCCGCTTGCGTTTACACCAGAAGTTACATAAGTTGTATCTCTACGTGGGTTACGCAGAGCTTGTGGATCATCTACTGGAAACGTGCCAAGCATCAATTGTGGTTGATCTGGATCCCAGCATTCAGAACAAACTAACAACTCGTACTTGCGTTGTTTAATGATTTCGGTCTTGAGCTGCTTTAATCTAAATTGCTGCCCGCAGCGATCACATTCAGCAATCGCTTTCTTGCCGGATGCAAAACGATTACCCATTAGTAACCCCCGCCACTTCCAATAAACATCTGCCTAGGTACAAATCTTACTGCTGCTTTCTCTCGATCTTCACCAGCAACAATATCAAATGTTTCATCGTAAATCTGCTTGAGCATCTGGATGCGTGGCATCAACTCAGGCACTTTAATGGCAATGTGATACGCCAAGCCCGCTACCAAACATGGCAGAAAGCGGAAGTTCATGTCAGCTGTTTCCATACCAGCGCCAGCATCTTGAACACGACGCAGTCTCCAGTATACAAACTGATATGGCGTTGAGTTATCAGGCGTAGGCCAGACAGTTACAGCTGGAAGCTGGGGAACAAACACCGCAGTGCCATCGGCTTGAGAGGCGGCAGTTGTATTATTTTGACCACGGAACACACCACCCAAAGTATTACCAGAGACATAGGTGTAGTAAATATCTTCTGTACCAAGGCGAATAAAACCAGCGTTTGCTAGTCCAACCACCGAGTTAAGCGTGATCGTTGTGTCTGTGGAATTGATGGCTCCGTCAAGAACCAAAGCTGTTGGATTGGTTTCACCAGAAAGTCTTTGAATCCACACTTGAATTGGACGAGCTTGTTGTAACTTGTTTGGAATAGTGGCATAGGTAGAAACACTAATACGTGTAATTGTTAGGTCAGCCTGTGTTGATGCAGTGTTAGACCCAGTACGAATGACATGCTCAAGCAGATCAATTGTGTCCGTTGGTAGGGCGTATGTTGCTAAACCCGGAGTCAGGTTAATAATTCCCTGCTCCATAGTCCACATGTTGATACCTTTGGACTGCCACTCAATGGTCATCAGGTTCATTGAACGACGAGCTGTACGCAAGTCATAGCCAGAACGCATCTCACGGCCCGCACGCTCCCACGCTTCCTCGGCAATCTCCGTGAAGTCCATATTGAAGAGGGTTGAGCCGGTAGTGGTCATCTAAATCCTGCCGTTTTCTTTGCAATAGTTTTGGGTTGAGCCACAAACTGTTTACCCGCCGCCTTGCCCGCACGTTTGGCACGAGTTGTAGCTGCGTATTCTGATGGTGTTAAAGACTTGATTGCTTTCTCAGGCAAATATCTCTCACCCGTCTTGCTTGACGGTTTGCCAGACTTAGTGCGCCACTTCTGGTCGCCCCAGTCTTTGAGAGATTTCTGAGGAGCTTTCAATCTTTGTAACCTCCGCCAGCTTCCTTGTATTTCTTGGCAACAAGTTGTGCTTTACGGGCCGACCATTGGCCTGCACCTGTACCGTGGGTTGCTGCCGCCTTGACCTGAGACACAATCTTCTTGCGCAAATCAGGTTTGGTGTAGTTACCCGCAGCATTGACTTTGCCGCCTTCAGCATACTGCGTGAAGTCAGTGTCGTCTCGGCGTGCTTTTTTCACGCCTTTGGGCATTTTAGATGGGAGCATGGCTCCCATTCCACGGCTTGCCATCATGGTATTAGCAGGCTTTGCCGCCCATGTTCATCTTAATCATGGTGCCTTTTGTCTTACCGCGCTGTGCGCAGCCATCAGCGGCGCGTGTGTAGCCGCCAGCAGACAATTTAGTCATAGGTTGACCCTTGTGCAAACGGCCTTCGTGTTTGTTCACAGCCTTCTGCATCATGGACTTGTCCATTTTTACGTCTTCATGTTTCATATCGCCACCTTTAGAAAATTTACGGCCCTTGTCCGCTTGGTTAAACTCTTTGCCCACGGATTGTGGGACTCCGACCTTCTTGGCAAAAGCTGGATTTTTAGCCACAGCCGCCATGAAATTGTGTTGCTTTTTGGAACTACTCGGCATTTGATTTGCCTTTCCTACCAAGCAAATTTTGAACTGTTTCAGTTTCCCAGATGCGGATGCCAGTCCACACAATTGTAAATATGGCAGCTACAGACGGCAACATCTCGACTAGGGTTCCTACAACGGTCATTATCGACAAGGCGTCGACAACGTGTTTAGCGGTTTCTGAATGTTCGCTCATTTCAGCAGTTCCAAGCCCGCAGGCTCTTGTTGATGCGTGAGTTCGGATCTTTGGCCGTCTTCTCGCTTGTCAGTTTCTTTTTCATGCCAGTCATCCTTGCGCAGAAAGAGTCGCGGCGTGAGCCGCCCTCTGGCTGAGGAGCTTTCAGCCCCGGCTTGCCGGGATTGGCTTTGTTGTAGGAAGCACGCCCCTTGGCGTTCAACCCACCCTTCTCCGATTTGCCTTCTTTTCTCTGCCATGCTGGTGATTTAGCCATTTGCTACTTTCAGTTTAGTCTTACGAATAGCTTCCAATAAAGGCATTACGACCTCTTCGCGGAAGTTATTTTCAAACGTGTCTGTGCCAACATGCGGAAGACTGATGTCTACATCCGCATAGATTTTGAAGCCATGCTCAGCGGCGCGGTCGCAGAACAAGTAGTCCTCGCCAAGGTAGTGACTGTCCTTGATTTGAAAATCAAACACGCTGCAAATGCTCTCGCCTTTGTAGTCGTAGAACCACTCTGGGTGAGCTACAACCATTGTCTCAAGGACATGGCGTTGAATCAACATAAATCCTGTACCAACGCGCTTTAAACGCATCAATGAACCATCAAACTCTAGGTCTTGGTTTTCATTAAAGTACAAATCGGCAAAGAAGTTTCTGTCTTTGGATCTGCGTGGGTACATACCAGCGGTAATGTCTTTCCCACTACTTTGCGCCATCAAGCGCAGGATGTCATCTGCCGTAGCAATCACATCGGAATCAATAAACAGCAGCTCTGTAGCGTCGGACTTGAGGAACTCATGCACCAATTGGTTTCTAGCCATAGTGATGATTGAACACCCAGACACATCGCCCATATTGACAGCAACACCCAACTGCATAGCCTTGGGCATTAACGCCGCAATGTTGTACGCGAGTTTAATATTGATCTTGCCGTCATACGCAGGGATAGCTATGAATAGCTTACGCCCTGCCAGAACTGCTTGCTTTGCTTCAGCCATAGAACACCACTGCTGTTGTAGATGCCGCACAAACCGCAGAAATGTTTGTATCGCACTTAATTCCCTCACCGGGGATTACAACGTTGATTGATCCTGCCGCCGCTGGTGCGGTAAAAGAAAATTTAGCTGTTCCACCAGTACCATCATTTAACACAACAGTGCCGCCAGATGGATAGCTGATAGTCAAACCTTTGATACGGGCTGGGCCACCAAAGATAGTTGTTGTTGCACCAGCCGCAGCTGAGCCTGATTTAACGTCTGTTTGCATCATAATTAATCTCCTTTAAAACGGGGGCCGAAGCCCCCAAGATCAATTAGACGTTTTGTTGGCCAATTAATGGATCAACAACGAAGTACAAGATCGTACCGGTGATAGAACCACCTGTAGGAGCGTCACCAGAAGTGCCGCCGCCAGTGATAGTCACCAAGTTAGTTGTAGACATTGTTGTGCCCATGTTTGCGCCAGCAGTAGCAGAAGCTTGGTTGATAACCAACTTGCCAGTGGTAGCAACAGCGGCAGACACCAAACCAGTGTTTGTAGCGGTAGAAGTACCGTACAAAGTGAAGCCCATGTCAAAGGTAGGAGTTGTGCCGCCAGTAGCAGCGCAAACAGCTTGGATCTCCAAAACAACTGCGCCAGCAGGCAGAACAACTGCGGGAGCGCCAGATGCTGAAGAAATTTTTGCGGATGTACCAGCAGCAGAAGCGCCAGAGATGTAGAACTGCGCGGCCATTACGCCGGAGCCACAATAAGCGGTGCGAGTTTGATCGCCGCCGCCAGAACGCCAAATGCTTTGGGTGGTAGATAATGCCATGATAAATTGTCCTTACATACAAGATCAGCGCATCAATCGGTATGTCGTCTGCCGGGTCAGTTTGATGCACCGGGAACCCCGGGGTAATGGCAATATACAACAAAAGAAAAAGGGGCACAAGGCCCCTTTTCAAATATTTCCGAAGAAATATTAGGCTCCGGGTGAACCGAAGATACCCAGTGGGTCAGACACGCCGAAGCTGTAACGCTCACGGGCTTTGTAACGAACGTTACCTGTGTCGAAATCACCGTCCATGCCGGTAGACATGGGGGTACGAACGAAGTGCTTCAAACCGTTAGGCACGTCAGTCAACAGGAACCAAGCGTTGGTGTCTGTCAAGAAGTGGTTAACAGTGTAGCCTTCAGGGATAGAGCCGTTGTTCTTCAATGCATTGATGTCATTGTCGTTAGTACCAACGCGCAACTCGGTTTCGAGCAAGCGGGTAGCAACGAACATCAATGAAGGAGGTACAACCAACTTCTTAGGCTTAGCAG